TCTTCTGGTATCCAGAAAAACGGTAAAATAATGTATTTATCATTCTCGTCCAATGGCGGGAAGACCAGCACAAAAGCTGTGATGTCAGTGGATGAGGAGAGGTCAAGCCCGCCATAGCAAACGCGGCCTCGTAAGGCTTCCGGGTCAACGCTGAAAGCGCAGGCATCCCATTTGTCCATCGGCATCCATCGTACGGCCTGTTTTACCCACTGGTTCAGACGAAGCTGTCGAAAGCTGTTCTCCTCGGCTGGATTCTGTTTGGCACTTTCACAAGCAGTTTTTACCTTGTCTATTCCTATTGTGATACCAAGTGAAGGGTTTGCTTTTTTCCATACCTTTGGATCAGTCCAGTCATCTGTTTCCGAAGCTCCAAATATTACAGGATAAAACGTCGGATCCGTCTTGCGTCCCGAAAGTATATCCAGTGCTTTTTGATGCACCTCATAGCAGATAGAGTTTGTATTGTCGCCAGCTGTAGTAATTAAGAAATACAGCGGCTGCATTCGGGCGTCTCCGCTGCCCTTGGTCATCACATCGTACAGCTTTCTATTGGGCTGTGTGTGTAACTCATCGAAAATAACACCATGTGTATTGAAGCCATGTTTATTCGCCACGTCCGCTGAAAGTACCTGATAAGTACTCTCCGTGGGCATATATACAAGGGTCTTTGTCGATTCAGTAATCTTGACCCGCTTAGTTAATGCCGGTGATTTACGCACCATCGCCATAGCAACATCAAACACAATTTTCGCTTGGTTTTTATCCGAAGCACAGCTATATACCTTAGCGCGTTTTTCACCATCACCACAAGTTAATAGAAGCGCAACTGCTGCAGCAAGCTCTGACTTTCCATTCTTTTTTGGTATTTCGATATATGCTGTATTAAACTGACGGTATCCGTTTGGCTTCAAAACACCAAATACATCCCGTATGATCTGTTCCTGCCAATCTATAAGTTCAAAAGGCTGACCATCCCATATGCCGCTGGTATGACGCAAGGCCTGAATGAAAGCGACAGCATAGTCAGCAGCTTCCTTGCAGTAAACAGAATCTTTGGCCATAAATCGAGTCGGTGTGTATTTCTTGAGTTTCCGTATAACAGTCGCCTCCTTTCAAAATGGCATAAAAAATGACCTGCCTAAGCAAGCCTTCTAAATATATCTGTACGAGAAACAGAGCCGTTCCGGCACTGTTCTCATCTTTTTATAGCTCTGAGGTATCAGAATTTTTTTATACTTACGTTTCCGACGGAATCAAAGCTTAGGCTGTAGCGCGTCTCACATCCATCAGCATTTTTGGTGATAACCCGAATATCGCCTTCAAAGGCTCTGTACATTCTGTCGATTTGTTCGCCTTTCGGGATTTGATTCTCAATTTGCTTAATTTGCTTTTCTGTCATGATGTTGTTCCTCCGCTTTTCAGGATGTGTGTATATTACTCATTAATTCTAAGGCAGATATCCTCGCCATATACGACATGAAGCGAGCTGCCATTGTCCCAAGAAACCATTATGGAGCCAATGTCGTCCACACCGGTGACAGTGCCTTTAGTGCCAACTGGCGGTGCCTGTATGTCATCCATTTTTACCAGTTCCACACGGCATCCGACGGGATATTGAGCTCGAATGCGTTCGACGGTTTCTCTTGAAGGGAATCTATTTCTCATCACATGCACTACCTTTCGGATATTTGAATGCGCTGCTGCCGGAGAGGTTTTTCAGCAGGATTTTCCTGCTAACCTTGTATTCGTCACCAATAAAGCCGAGGGAGAGTAGCCAGCAGCGCATGGCGTACTTTGGATTATCAACCTCACGTTCTTTGGCACTGACTCGCTGCTTTTCTTTTGCCGTTTCACAGAGCTTCGCTATTAGTGTGGTATAAGCGTGAACCGAATCGCTGTCTAAGTTTCCTTTGAACCACGGGAATCGGAGAGTGTTTTCTGTCTGCTGAATGGGCAAATCTGGGGCACCTAATGCTGCCTTGAGTAGTGATTCCTTTGCGGTGACCAGTTTAGCAAGGTTATCAAGCTTTTCAGGAGTGAACCCTGTCAGCGGCATCTCAATAACAAGCTCGTCGCCATCATTAGTGTCACTGCCGTCCTTTTCTGCTTCAAAGCCCAATTCACGCAGCCGCTCTATGAGGTTTTCGATTTCCACGCTATCACTACGGTTATCAAAGACAACGGTGCCGTTTTTATCAACAGTGAAATAATCAATCTCGTAAGCGAAGCTCGGTGCACCCAAATATTTAGGTTCAGCTTCCAAAATGTCGCCCATTGCCCGAACGAGACGCTTGCGCTCGTCGCCGGTAATGTTATACCGGACTTCAAATGTGTTTTGTTCCATGCACTTACCACCTTTCTGCGTTCTACGCAGGTCATATAGAGCCATAAAATCTGTAGAATAGCAAGCGTGTCACCGGTCAAGTATTATGAGCCAAAAACGGCCAGATAAATTGAGCCACCCCGGCAGTATATCTCAAAGGATACGTTGACGATGCTTCACTCGGTAGCCGTCTCCTGTGAGGTTGAAGATTTCGCATTTAAAAATGAGCCTGTCGAGGATAGCTGTGGCGATAACAGGGTCGCCCAGGAAGTCAGCCCAGTCATCGAAGCCTTTGTTAGAGGTCAGTACGAGCGATTTGTTTTCGTAACAGTTAGAGACGAAAGAGAACAAGAGGTTGGCTTCAGCTTTAGAGACGGGCATAAAGCCAATTTCGTCCAGGATAACGAGAGATGCGCGATTTATGGTGGTTAGACGACGCTTGCTGGCGGCGGAGATGTCCGCAGTCTTGAGGAGACGAATAAGCCCCTCCAGCGTGATGAAAGCCACATGATAACCGGCTTTTGCGGCTGATACCCCCAGGGCCGTGGCGAGATGGGTCTTGCCTACGCCAGGCGCACCCAGAAATACGACATTAAATGCCTGCTCCAGCCAAAGAAAATCGCAGAGTCGTTTCATCTGGTCGGCGGTCACGCCATTTTGAAGTGTGAAATCATATTCATCAAAGGTTTTCACACGCGGAAAACGCGCCTTGGTTATGCGCGCGATAGCGGCCTGCTCCTTCTTATGTACCTGTTGCGTTTCAAGAAAACGTGTAAGAATCTCCATCGGCGACAGATTATCCGGTAAACCATGCAGGAAATCGGCGGGCTGCACGGCATCCATTCTGAGAGATTTACACAATGAATCGAGCTTAGAAATGGAGGCGTTCATTGTCTCGCCTCCAGGGCAGCTTCGGCGTAGACCGACAGCGGGCGATGCTGCACATCAATATGATATTTCTCGTCGCTCACAGGCAGTCGCGTTGCCGCCGGCGGTAGTGTTCGGTCAGACAGTGCCGCAGCGGCATTTGCCAAATCCGAGGCACTCCACAGCTCCTGCTCGGAACAGAACCACAGGGCTTTCAACGTCGTTTCCCGTCCATAACTCTCACAGGTCTTGACGACCAGAGCCAGTTGTTCTTTGACATAACGCGGTTTTGACAGACATAGGGCGGTGAGATATTCCCGGAATTCCTCACCAAGCAAAGATACGGCTTTTTCAAGGCGCTCCTGAATCTTTTGATTTCTCTCATAACGGTGGCTGTCGGCCTTGACAAGTTTGCCTTTTTCGTGGCACAGCTGATGCTCTGCCAACAGGTCGCATGTTTCAGTAAATATCTTCAGGCGCTCGTCAACAATCTCTAAATTCACCGTTTTCTGTGTGTTGAAGGTACCAAGCGGAAGAGAATACCGATTAGAACAGTAAAGGATTGTATTGTCCTTTCGAACGGTGCGGGACATATTGTCGGTATTTTTCAGAGGTGGGGTCCCGAACAAAGGTAAAAGACATTTCTGTTCTTCGGCAAACAACTCGCAGGGCTTGCGTTTCGTGGTTCCATGTACACGGCCGTTTCCGGTACGCTCCAGCCATTCTTCAAAAGAACGGTTCCATATATTCAGGTCCATAAACAACCGGTTTTCCATGAAGTTTCCCTTGATGAACCGAACGACAGCCTCAATTTTCCCCTTTGTTTCCGGGTCTGATTTTCGACACACAAGCGTTTGCAGATGCGTTTCCTGCAGAAATGCCGCAAAAGCGTGGGTATGTATGATATCACCATTGTTTTCGCTGACCACCAGAATGCTATCCTGGTCGTATACAAGCTGGCGCGGCATCCCGCCCATGTATTCAAAGCAGCTATACAGTGCCCGCACCAGGTTTTCGGACGTGAACGGCTTTTCCTGAAAGATACCCCATTTATACCGGGAATAGCTCAGGGAAAACGCCGCCACATATAGCTTTGTATATCGGCCGCTGTATGCGCTGCGTACGG